CGACCGTGTCCGAGGGCACGGTGCGTAGCAATCGAGGCTCGTCCTCCCTTACACTCTCATTCAATTTCACATAGATCAACAAACTCAGTAAAGATGGATTGCTCTAACCCAGTGAACGTGAATGACAGGATAACGGTGGGCGATGCCCGGATCGCTGCCGCAGGTTACGTACGCCAGGATCTTGCCTCGCTGAAAAATGCGGCGGCCAAGGTACCTCGCAATTACTTACCAACAACCACACCACGCCCTCCGGACGTGGTTCGCGCGGACCTTCTCCGAGTGAAATCGTCGAGAAGGACCGTTCCCAATGACCCCGAAGGGCTGGCTGCACTAGCCGACCTCTCCGGCTTCTTGACGCTAGAGGCGGACTCCATACCCATATGTGGGTATGTTGGTACCTCCGGTAGTGTCCACCCCTCTGGGGTGAAAATGAAACAGGGGAGGTCGCTTGCAACCAGAACTTTCGGTGGGCAAACGAGAGATGACCTGGTTCTTGAGGCGGCACTGCGGCATTTTCCATTTATGGATGTTGCTGCAGCCTACTCGAGCGCCGTGTACACCTCCGGTACACCCTCTGGTTTTTTGGAGCGGATGCGACTGAACATGACCAGACCCGCAGTATCGTCTCTCAGAACGGCCAACGTGCGTACTATACCACAGTTGGCCGCACTGATGGAGAAGTTACTGCCCATCCGTAAGGCACCTGTACCTGACTGGAATGCGGACTTCGACGTGCTCCTCGACGATGTTGAGATCACCAAAGAGGCTGGCGCTGGCTACCCCTATTGCCGAAGCAAAGGGCAAGCCATGCGCGATTGCCTCGAGGTAGTTCTGCCGAACATTGTCGAGGCGGTCTCCACTGGCACGTGGGAGCAATTGATGACTGAACAACCAGAGCTTTTCCTCGTTGAGGTGAAGAATAAACTCGACACCTACGACGTGGAGAAGCTCATGACGAAAACTCGCCCCTACATGAATTATCCAATGCACTTTACCCTGTTTTGGAGTTTCATGGCCCAGCACTACAATGAACTTATGTACATAGTCGGTGATGGGCCCACAACCTCCAACGCTTGTGGTTGGAGCATGGCTAATGGGGGAGGAGCAAAGAAAATTAAGTACATCACCGCCCAGTTGAAGAGAGAAGGTGATTGGTTTGTGGAGGCCTACAGCGACGACGTCGTCATATACTACAAACAGCACGGAGAGATATATAGAATCTCCCCGGACTTCGTCCAGATGGACAGCAGTATTGATGCCGACATCGTGCGCGCACGCCTGTACAATATCAAGAAACTCTTTAAGGAACAGCACGGTGATAATGTCTGGATGGAGTCCATGATCGATTTGTGGGAAGACATGGCGCTGGACCCCATGCTCATAGTTCAGGGCACCAAAATATGGAGGAAAAAGCACAAGCATGGAATGTGCAGTGGAGTCCCCGATACTACGGGAATTAACACGTACAAGTCCGTGCTCGCGTATCACAAAATGCTGGAGAGTCATGATCCACGGACTCTTACAGAGGAAGTGGCTCGGAAGTGGATGAAGAACAATGCTGGACTTGAGATTAAACCAGGGACTTGGACTGTGGAGCAGGCTAACTTCATGGCCCCCCCCGGCGGACCCATGTGCCCCCAAACATTTCTGGGAGTGCAGTGGGCGAACACCGAGGAGGGAGCCGTGGTGCCTTACCTGCCCACGGAAAAATGGCTAAGGATGTTGGTGGTGCCAAAGGATAGGGACATGGATTCCTATTCGTTGGCTGCCTCGCGTAGGCGATTTGATCGCATGCGCGGTTACCTAGTAACTGGGGCCGCCTTCGATCCTAAAATAGTCGCTGTGATAAATGATGTGTTGAACGGTATAACGGCTGAAGCGGTTATCATGCAGGTTCAGGCCGGAGACGGTAAGGGAGAGGCGCCCCAGGAGGGGCTCCTCCTGCCCGATTACGTCTATCCCGCCTCCGATGTAGTACCATCCAGGCAAAATGTGGTGGACATTTACAACGGGTCAGAGCGCTCTCCTTGGACAGAGCTCTTCCCCGGGGTGAAGGCCCTCATATCTGGTCATATGGAGCTTAACATGCGGAAGTTCGGCAGGATAACCCCCTATCGTGCAAGGTTGGCTGGAGAGGGAGCCGGTAAGCAAACCGATGTAATGGTTATCGAGCCCCCCGTAGCGAACCCGACCCCCGTGGACAACCCCGGTATTAGTGGTGCCCCCTATAAAAAGGGCAAGCACACGAAACCAGGGAGCAAGTGCCGGGTGGTGTTGCCCGATGGCGAGAAAGGGGCAGTGATGCCCACTGTAGAAGACACAATAGACCATCTCCTCAGAGAGAGTGCGCTTCCACTACCCATTCTAGCCCAAAAGATAGCCAAAGATCCCCATGATACCATCAAGTTCGTCTACAACGCAGGCTACGATGCGCGTGAGCCCTTGCTCGGTCTAAAAACCGAAGCTAATGGTCCTGCCTTACACTCTCTCTTTCCTGTGAAAGAGCGCGCGAGGGTGGTCGACACCAAGGTTCTAGACGACGGAAAGACCACAGTGCCTATAACGAGGCCAGATACGAGATCCACACCTCTCCGCGGTGTAGTAGTGCACGAAGAATTCAACGGCGAAGCCGTTGCTCCGGCGAGAGAGGTGAAGGTTATCCACCATCCCTCCGTCACGAGTAGCGCCTTAGTGGGGGACCCAGTCTCCTACATGGTGCATCTATTGACGAAGGCAACTGGTGAAACCGGGGAGTGGAATACCACCACGGTTGCCACCAAGGTGGATTCAGGAACAGCCATTTTGTTCAGAGTTGAGTATACTCACTCTGGGTTTGAAGCACGCGCAGTGGGCAATAGCATTAAAAAGGCTAAGAGTTTCGCCGCACGAGTTATGATTGATAAACTCATACGTGAGCACGGAGTACCCCTGCCCAGCGCATACAAACCCCCCACACCGACGGAGGTTTTAGAGGTGGCGGCGCAAGCGAGAGCCGCCTCCCTGCAGGCACATAGCAACCCCAGCTGGAAAACCGCCCAGGGAAACCTCGCCAAATTGGACGGCGCGCAGCAGCGCACCGCACAAATCGACGAGAGGATGGCGGCCCGGCTGGGTCCTGATAAGCCCATTGACGAGGTTTTGATAGATCGGTTTGAGAAACTCGCCACGGCCCTCACGGACCGTTTGAACGACGCCATAGCGCAGTCGTTAGGGATCAACCATGAGGTTGAAGCCCTAGACTCCCGAAAAAAGAAAACCAAAACCAAATCCACACAGCAAAGATACCGCACGCCCAGAAACTCCACGAACCACCACAGAAGCAGCGACAATGACAAGACGTACCAAGAAGAAGACTACCACGAAGACTATGGAGAAGGCACTAGCAGCCGCTATGACCAATCTCACCCTGAGGACTCGCGCCCCCCGAAGAAAGGGATGCGGGGCAGTCGCCGAAGGTGAGATGGTACTACGGCGTGAGGAGATGTTGCTTGACGTGACGCTATCAGCAAACACCTCCGACTCCAATGGAAGCGTTGTACTGGCCCTGACCAACTTCCCCTGGCTGAGAACAGTCGCGGGATCGTTCGAAAGATATAAATGGAAACGGTTGAATATACACTGGCGCGCTGCAGGTGGCTTCAACAAAGGCGGACTAATAGCCATTGGTATGGACTGGTCATCTCAGATGAGCAGTGCATACACGAAGCCCAACCTGAACGCCAATAGCGAACGCCAGAAGGTGTTGTCGCTCACCCCGCACATGTCTCTGCCCATATCGGCAACCAGCATTAACAAAATGCTTGGTCTGCCCGCCAGGATGCTCAACTCGCGCAACTGGTATGACGCCACTAAAACCGATGACGAAGGTGCCGTCGGAACACTTCGCTATGCAGCGAAGTGCGACGCCGACACCGTCGCCCGTTTCATCGGAGAAGTATGGGTGGACTACGAAGTGGTTCTCCAGGGGACTAGAGCCTAGCAATTACCGCCGCCCCCGCCCCCCCCGCCCCCGAAGCATACGTTGCTCACGTACTATTCGTTCACGGAAATGCGCTACGTCGTGACTCGTGGTCGTGGTGCCACTAATAATGTTGCAGCACGAAACACGAGCGGCGTTTCGCAACGGGTAGTCGACAATGACTTTACGCTCTCCACGGACTCTTTCTCAGAAAGTGTCGAGCTGGAGGATGGTAAGACATATCGTCTGATTCCCGCAGTGCAAACTGAAATTGAGGATGACTCGCCACTAGACCCCGATTTTGAAGGGATTCTTACAAACGTTGTCACTCCTCCCGATACGTACAGCAACGCCGCCCATTTGAAGTTCTACCCCCTGAGAGACATCCTGAAATTTAGGTTGACAGATTTTCAGTTGAATTTGCATCTCTCCTTTGAAGTAGACGTCAACTATCCCACAGATATCGAAGCACTGTCGATACTCTGGGATTTCTCCCAATGCATCCTGAATGCCCAAGTCAGGACTCGCAGGGAGCGAGTGGAAGGTAGTAAGGTCCTTTTCCACTGTGTAGCGGCTGGTATTTTTAAGTATGCTCCGGCCACGCGACCTTATTTTAAATTGTCGGTTGAGTGGATCAACACCGGAATCTCCTCCGCTATATCATACACTATGAAAACACAGTTGTATGCGTTTGGACTTTTCGGGGACTCCCGACAGGTTGAGGGGTTTGTGGCTCCTCCCCCGTTGAGACGCCTTAAAAAGAGGCCTGTGCAGATAGGGTTAACACAATATTCCCGTTCCAAGGCAATGATTCTTGGATACTGATCAAAAGAGAGGGGTGCTCTCTGCCCA